CATATCTTTGGACTTTCAGCGACACCCGAACGAAAAGATGGTCTCACGAAAGTGCTTCATTGGTTTATGGGTCCAACATTTTTTGCGGTTGAAAGAAAGAATCAAGAACAGGTTGAAGTGTTTCAGGTTACGTTTGATTCACCGAATTATAGAAACCCTCCACCATCTATGAGAAATGGAAAAATTTCAATGCCAAATATGATTACGTGTTTAGTTGAAGATCGTCAAAGAAATAAGATGTTAGTGGAGTTGGTGAAAAAGGCTTCAGCGGGTACTCGACAACTTTTAGTTCTCAGTGACCGAAGACATCATTGTGAATTCCTTCACCAATGTTTCCCTAAAACTTCAGGACTCTATATGGGTGGTATGAAAGAAGCCGCTCTCCAGGAATCTTCAAAAAAGAAGATCATCTTCGCAACGTTCAGCCAAGCCCACGAGGGTCTCGATATTCCAACCCTCGATACAGTTATCTTAGCGAGTCCCAAGTCTGATATTACTCAAAGTATTGGAAGAATCATGAGAGAAACAAAGGGAAAGAAGAATGATCCTCATATCTATGACGTACACGACCCTTGGTCCATTTTTACAGCTATGTATTACAAACGGATGAAGGTGTACCGACAAGGTGGATTCAATATCCGTGGAAAGGTTGTAGAAGAAAAGAAGAGTGACTTCCCTCAGGGAAAGTGTCTGTTTTTATAATCTGAACATCTATTAAATGTCGGGTGCATTAATACAATTGGTATCCAAGGGAATACAAGATGTCTACTTGACGAGTGACGATGGACATTCCTTTTTCCGGATGAAGTTTACGAGACATACAAACTTTTCTCAAGCGCCCAAATACATTAAAAATATTTCAGCCAAAGATACATCTATTAAAATTCCTGTTTTGGGTGACATTATTAATGGGTTGTGGTTTGAATCAAGTTCTCTAAACTCGAATGCGAATATCGCATCAAACTTGTTTTACAATTCCACAATAGATCTCTTTATAGGTGGTCAAAAAGTTGATTCACAACCATATGATTACTTTGGTGACATATGGCCAAACTACTTAGCTGACACATGGAATAAAACACAAGAACTTAACAATAAAACTTCAACATCCAACTATACATTTGTTCCACTTCATTTCTTTTTCTGTGATCATAAAGCATTTTTACCTCTCGTAGCACTTCAACATCATGAAGTTGAAATACGAATTAATTTTGATGAAGCAAACTTAGCTACTATAGGAGCCGGCGATAAGACTGCTAAAATGTATGGAAACTATATATATCTAGATCGAGATGAGAGAGAATCACTTGTTAGTCGATCATTGGATTTTGTGATTACTCAAGTTCAGAAAATAGAGTTCCCTCTTACAACTACAATAGATAACGCAGTGGCTAGTAATGAAAATGTCTGTGATATATCCGCTTTTAATCACCCAGTTAAATCGTTATTCTTTGGTTTTGGTGCAAATAGCGATGATTTCGCCAATGATCGTTTCACATTCAAGAGTGCTGAATTACAAATAAACGGGATACCTCTACTCGAACAGATGAGTCCTATGTACTTCCATACCGTTCAAAACTATTATAAATCATCATTCGGAACGTCTGATTTTATCGCAGAGAGTCAGGTGCTAATGTATACCCGTTTCTTCGCATACCACTTCTGTATGAACGCATCAGATTATAATCCATCTGGTTCTTGTAATTTCAGTCGCCTAGACAACGCCAAGTTGACAATCAGAGGCGCTGAAAAGGGTTTGAATAGACCAAGTAACCAGGGACTATTTGTGTACGCTGTAAATTACAATGTGTTGAGAATCAAGGATGGTTTAGCAGGAATTTTATTCGGTAGTTAATGTATAGATGGGTAGAACTGTTCGTTTCGATCATATTTTTGTGTCGAATATGGACGCTGATCCCACAGAGCAGGATATTCTCACAACAGTACGGAGTATTATTACGAGTGAGATCGAAGCTGATGAGATTGTGGTTGATCGTATAGGTATTGCTAACACAGCTCCGACAAAGAGTTTCTCTATCGGTGCAGATCTCTTTATGCAAAGTGGTCAAGAGGTCATTTTGGACGTCTCTAAAACTGTCAAGACTGCACGCATGAACGTAACGGATAAAATTGGTGTTAAAACTACTAACCCCCTACACGATTTTCAAGTTGGTGATAACCAGGAATTTTTTATAGGTGTCGGTAATCGCGATCTTGTCACCATTAATGGTAACGTTCTCGCATCTAATCTGATATTAACAAATCAACTTGAATTAGCAGATAAAGTTAAGATAAATAACAGTGATTCAAATGTTCTCGAAGTTACTGGAAATACATTCACAACTAATGCGACTGTGGGTAGTTTTTTGAGTGTAGGTAATGAACTCGATCCAGATACAGATTCTAATGTGGCCGTCTTTGAAAATGGTAACGTTGTCGTGAAGAATGGTGTGCTTCGGATTTTTGGAAACACTGAAATGGTTGGTAACTTATCCATCACAGAGATTCCAGATTATTTGGAAGTAAACAGTCTTGTCATATCAAACGCTGTTATTCAAATGGCTACAGATCCTACGAATACTGGTGCATTTGCAGGGAATGATGGAAATTATGATATGGCCACGTTGATGGTTCAAAACGCTGGAGATGCTAACGTGTTTTTTGGATACACACAAAGTGACGATACGATGAAACTGGGTCGTACATTCGGTGGACCTCTCACTCAAAGCTTTACGATCGATCCAGCGACTACGACGAATCTTCAAATTTTTGGAGAATTATACACACAAAATAATGTGGGTATAGCCAACACGTCACCAGAATATAGTCTTTCTATAGGTTCAAACGTATACGTGAATGATACTGCGACATCATCTGCGAATGTTTTATATGCCAACGGGTATGGATACTTCAAGGGTATGCGAATAGGAGATGATGGACTCACCGTGGGTAGTCTTATTACATTAGATGCGGATGCAGCAATACCGATGGTGGTGACCTCCACTATCCAAGCCCATAGTATTCAAACAACTGGTAACGCGCCAACGGGTATAGCCAATACAAATCCAACTGATACATTCTCAGTTGGTGATGAATTTTTCGTAAATACAGCTTCCACTGCCGCGAATACATTAACAATTCTAGGTAATACAGTTACAAATCGCCTCATCACACAGTCTATTCGTGTACAGGATTTCATCGAGGTTGAAGGTGATTCGGGAATTACATCTACTGCGAACGTACTCATTCACGCCGACACAGATGATGGTGACACATTATCAAATGCTGTAGTGATTAAATCCGGTCCACTCACGGCAAACATAAGTGCGATTGAGATATACGGCGCTAAAACTTCAGCCAGTAGTCAGAATATCAGATTCTTTACCAAAAATACTGAGAGAGTACGGTTCGCGTCCAATGGTAATGTGGGTATCGCCAACACGTCACCCACAGATAAACTCACCGTCGGTGGCACAGTCCGTGTCATAGGAAGCAATGCGTTTACTATGGGAACTGAGACGAATTACATGAAAGCATTTTCTGATGTGATTGGAACACAGACAAAGATTGAAAGTCGTGTAGGAACTGGTAAAGGTCTCAACTTTTATGCGAGTACCACGGATACTATGGGGGTACCAAAGATGACCATTCTCGAAACGAGTAATGTGGGTATAGGAGTGACGAATCCACAGGGTCGTCTTCATGTTTCGGGTGGAAGTGCGTTCATGAATACACCCATTTCAGATGGGTATAATCACTTGACCACACCCCTCGTCGTGACGAATACGACTGGAATCACGAGTATCACAGATGCCAGACCCGTACTTGATTTATCGCGAAATGCCACGGGAAGTAAGGCGGTGCGTGCGACATTCAAATTGGGTAAGTATCAGTTTTCTGGAACCACGTCAAAATCTAAACTCGACATCTACCTCTCGGATGCGAATTACGCAGATGAAGTGGATGTCATGACACTTCAGGCTGACGGTAGAGTTGGTATAGGCTCGACACAACCATCTGCATTCCTTGAAGTCATCGCAGATGGGACAGGTAACCCAAGGACAAACGGGATAATGGTACATAACATACACGGAACTGGTTACGGTGACGCGATCATGACATCTCGAACTGATAATGAAATTGGTAACGCATTCGCATCTCATATCCAAACAAATAATGGGAACTTCGATAGTCGCCGCGGTTGGTCGACTGGTGTCACAGGGTCGACCGGTGACTATAGGATAACTTCGAACGTTGATGCTGTTTCGGATGTCGCGTCGACTGCGATATACATAAACGGTCTGACACGCGACGTTGGTATAGGCACCGATGCACCCCGAGCTAAATTAGAAGTTAACGGTAATGTTGTAATCGGTAATGAACTCTATTTTGGTGGTCTCGTTTCCGATGAATTTAGTAATACTTTTATCAAGGAACGACTGGTTAGTACAGATATATCAGAACTGTTAATTTTTAAAGGTAATGAAGGTCCTGGTGGTCAAGGACCTGATCAACTACGATTTGTCGGATCGCAACAAGTATTCCAGACATACAGTGAACCCCAATTGAATGATGTATCTAAGTCTGCTATGGAAGCAGGTACTTCAAATTTACTTAAACCCACTATGTTCTTATCTGCGCAGGGTAAGGTTTTAATAGGAACAACCGACGAAACTAAAATTCAACAGACTGCAACAACCCAATTGTTTGTAAACGGTGGTATCGAATTCGCAGGTGGTCAAAAAGTCAATTTTGGTAATCTGGACATATTCGCTTTAAGTGATGGTGCTCGTTTTGAGACCACGGGGGCCGTTGATATGAGATTTCAAAATAAAGCAACCGCTGGTACGTCTGAACTAAACGCGACTGAAGCTATACGAATTAAGAATACGGGACTCGTGGGGATAGGCACCAACGCCCCAGACACAAATGTGCACATCTACTCGGGTGTCACAACAGACCTGGATATGCTCAAGCTTGAGAGTCCTGGCACAAACAAAAAGACTGGCATTTCTTTGAACACA